GTACGGCGGGGATGCATACACCGGGATACAAAACGCCGCTGCATATACCGGAAATGCCGTTGCCGCCCTATACAAGCTCCTGAGCACCTGCTTCGGGCTGACCTTCCTATTTTTCGGGCTCGTGGATATTTGCGTATTCGCGCGCAAGATACAGATGGCACAAAGCTGCGTTTGCGCCGATGAGCCAGAGGAGGCAGGGCAGGAGGCCTGCGCAGAGTCAACCGCTGCCGAAGCGTCAGGGCAATGACGGCGGCTTTATACGGGGAGGGAATCGCTTATGCTGTGGTTTATACTAATACTCGCATACATAGTCATTGGCACGGCCCTTTTCATCAGTAACATCAAGGAGGCAATGGAGAAAAAAAGGGCAATACGCGCTGAGACCGAACCGATCAAGGCTACCATTATCGAGAAAAGGCGCAAAGCCATGTCCACCACGGCGCTTTTTGAAACGGAAGACGGCAATAGGATACTGCTGGAAATACCCAGAGCGGCGGCGGAGTATATGACCGTTGGCGACGTCGGGATGCTGGATTATTACAAAAAAATATTCAGATCGTTTGTCAGGTTGAGGGATTAAGGGCGTGAAGGAGCCTGCCATGCAAAAGAGAAGAACGAAATACGCAAACAGCCAAGGGGATAACGCCGTCATATACGCACGGTACAGCTCCCACAATCAAAAGGATACCTCGATAGAGCAGCAGATTGAGGTATGCACGAAGTATGCCCGGGATAACGGGTATAGGATAACCAACATATATGCAGACAGGGCTATCTCGGGCAAAACCGACGCAAGGCCGCAGTTCCGCCTAATGATGCAGGACGCGAGGGAACATAAGTTTGATGTGGTGATCTCGTGGAAATCGAGCAGGCTGGGCAGGAATATGCTGGACGCTATGACCAACGATATAATCCTCCGCAACTTAGGGATAAAGTGCTTTTACACCGAAGAAAACTTTGACGATACCGCTGCGGGACGCTTTGCGCTCCGCAACATGATGAACGTAAATCAGTTCTACATAGAAAATATGGCCGAGGATATTCTGCGCGGCATGAGGGACAACGCAAAAAAATGCAGGGTCAACAACGGCAGCCCCCCGCTGGGTTACAGGCGCGGGGCCGACGGGAAATATGAGATAGTGCCGGATGAAGCGGAAACCGTGAGGGAGATATTCACGAAAGTGCTGGCGGGCATGGCCTTTGTGGATATTGCAAACGAGCTTAATGCACGGGGGATCAAGACCAAGAAGGGCGCTCCGTGGGGGCGAAGCAGCTTTTCAAGGCTGCTCTCAAATGAACGGTATATCGGCACCTATAAGTGGAGCGACATTGTAATCGAGAACGGTATGCCGGCTATAATAGATAGGGAGGTTTTTGAGATGGCGCAGAAGAAGATAAAGGGAGAACGGCCCCTGCGGCGCAGGCACAACGAAAACGGGGATTATTTGCTGACGGGCAAACTGTTCTGCGGTAAATGTGATTCGCCTATGACGGGAATGTCGGGAACTTCAAAGTCCGGGGCCAAGCACCATTACTATGCTTGCTATTCTGCGAGAAAGGACGGCTCATGCGATAAGAAAGCGGTAAAGCGGGATTGGGTGGAGAAGACGGTGGCACTCTTCATCAAAGAGCACGTGCTGCGGGATGAAGTGATAGAATGGATGGTAGATCAGTACATGGTTTATCAAAAGGCAACCTTTGAATCCCAGAGAATAATGGAAATGCGTAATCAGCTTAAAGATGTGCAGTCTCAGTTGGACAACCTTGTAGACGCTATAGCGCGTGGAATATACACCGATTCAACGAAAGATAAATTGCTAAAGCTGGAAGCCGACAAGAAGGAGATAGAACAGGATATCCGGCTTGCGACATACAACCTGAAAGAGTACGACCGCGAGCACGTCAGATGTTATTTCCTCTCGTTCAAGGAAGGCTCGGTAGAAAGCAAGGATTATCTCAAAAGGCTGTTCGATCAGTTTGTTACAAAGATTTACCTTTATGACGATGAAATAAGAATCGCATTTTCCGGGACAAAAGATGACTCACCAGTATCATTCAAAATTATTGATGAGGCAGAGGAATTGGCTGTTAGCAGTGTTCGATTAAGCTCCGCAAGCAGCCACCAAGCATAA